TTGCTGTACTCGCTTGCTACTGTTACACCTTCGTTGCTGTGCGCTAGGATGAATGGTGCAATTATTACACCAAAAAGAACTGTTACTACGATTACTCTACGAACCCAAGCACCGCCATCTCCTGTACGCTTTGCTGCTGCATCTGCACTGGCATCCATTGCCTCCTGTTTCTTTATGAGGTTGCTTACGTTGTTCTGTTGAGCAGTAACCATTGTACCAATCAGTTTGAACAAGAAGCCAGAAGCCCCTCCGCCAAGCATAGCTATAAGCTCAGTAGTCATCTTTTCTTTTTGAATATGTAATAATAAGCCGTAGCTAGTGAAGCTAGACCACCGCAAAGATAAGCAATGGCTTGAGCCATAGCACTTACGTCAGCCATATTGAATGCAGTCAATTCGGCTAGGAGGACTAACCCCCATATTTGACCTTGTGCTATGATGTGTTCTTCCATTATTCTTCCTCAGTTGGTACAGGGTTATAGGATGGTACTGTCTCCGTTTTCTCAACGTCCGATAGTTCGTAATTAGTAACGTCCAAAGCGTAGTTACCTTCAGCTGTAGGCACTGGTGCTGTAAGCCAACGTGTACCCTTGCCGTTATCTTCACGCCAGTAATCAAAGTTAAGTAACTTGCCCTCTTGGTCAGCCCTTGCATTGGCATCCTCTTCAGTTGTGTAAATTAAGTACAGCATTAGAATATTGAGTAGTGAGAGTTAATGTTAGTCTCTAAATCAGTACGCTTTGAAGACTGGTCAGAGGCGTAGACTATTACTTCGGCAATCTTACCATTTAAAAAACTAGCAGCTGTTCCTGCGTTGTTAAGACCACCAATGATATAACCTTGATTTGTATTGTTAGAGGCTACCCCATCTGTATTGCTAACAACTGTGCCATTGGTAGAAATTAAGCGTTTGCCTACATCGTGAACACCAAATAAAACAAAGTTTGCTCCTGCCGATATACTCCCTCCAGTCAAAGTGCTATTTTGATTTCCAAGCACACTAACATTAGAGCTTTGCATTCCTAAATATGACCTTTGGTTTGTGCTATCCCTAGCACCTACAATTAATTGAGTGCTATTTAAAACATCCCAGTTAGCAACACCAATTAGGGTTGCCGCGTTGGGTGGAATTAAAGAAGTTTCAAGGACATCATTTGTACCATCAAAGTCTATACCATCCGTTAGCAAAGAACCAGAGTTTACAATCTTAGGTTGCTTTGTAGCAGTAGTTTGAGTAGCATCATTACCATTACCTGATTGGTCATACCAAGTCTCAACGAATCCGTTTACTGTTGGTGGATCAGCAGCAGTTGGTATTGCGGTAATACCATAGTGAGAAGCTATATTGGCTTCAAATGCACCTCGGTTGTCTGTTTGGTCAGAACCATAAACAATTAATTCATTAATTGTGCCTAACCATAAATTAATTATAGTGCTAAACGACCTTGACCCAATCTTTGGAATAGCTGTAACGCTTATAGAACCTGACTCCGAGGAGGTAGCAAGTGTCCCACCATTTACACCAGATTGAACCTCACTAGATGTTTTATTTAAATAATAAAGACCTTCACCAGAAACAGTATCAATTTGAGCGTCACTATCCAACCAGTCGAAATTGAGGACGGTAGTGGTACTCGGTCTTTCGGTCATTATTCTATATCCATCTGTTGTATTATCTCGATTATCAAATAAAGTGTCAGCACTGCCTCCTGTATGGTTTGCAACAGCAAAGTGAGAAGCTTCACTAGTTATACCAAGAGTGCTGGACAAAACAAGGTTGTCATCCGTTCCATCGAAATCAATTCCACCAGTTACCAAAGAACCATCAATAACAACCTTTGGCTGTTCATCAGCAGTAGCCTGTACAGCGTGATTACCAGTTGCTGTACCTCCACCTTCATCAGTTACACTTTGGTCGTACCAAGTCTTAACGTGTCCGTTACGGCTGAATGAACCCAAGGTAATGCTATAATTGGTAGCAATACTTTCTTCAATGGCTCTTCGGTTTTCTGATTGGTCAGTTGTATAAATAATAACCTCAGCTATTTTACCCTTCCACGCCCTTGATGTGCCACTTGGTGCAAATGCTGTTGATAAAGATCTAAGGGCAAACCCACTGGTTGCAGTTCCGTAGTAAACATTTTTACTGGTTGCAAGAAAACTACTTTGAGAACCATTCATATGAGTAGTTCCTCCAGCACCATTAAAGTCGTCTACATTTCCTGTCGTAGCGGTATCAGCACCTGAGAACAATCCGTCACCAGAACTCGTTCTTACTCCATCGTCATCAGGAGACTTTCCTATAAGGTAATTAAATCCACTTGTGCTAGTAAGTTGATTTACCGCTACTACTGTCTTTGCACTTATTGAAGTAAAGTCCATAGATTTTCCATCGGTGAAATCTACACCAAGTGATACCAAAGAACCATCACTTACAATCTTGGGCTGACTTCCAGCAGTACTCTGAGTTGCGTGATTGTCGTTCCCTGATTGGTCGTACCAAGTAGCAACGTGTCCAGAACCAGTTGTTTGAGTAACAACAATGTTTTTAAATCTAACATTTGCTGTTATGCCTGTAAGACCATTGGTATCGCTAGAAGCATCTTGTAATCTAACACTAAAATAATTTATCCCAGCTGTTCTTCCACTTGGAACATTAAGAGTCACCGAAGTCCAAGCACCCGATACAACAGTAGGGGAATTTGATGAGGAA